GTTGTTTTGCTTTAGAGGAGTATTGGATTGCACTACTCTCAAACACCTTTCTTAACTCGCAATTTTGTTATTCTGCTTTAGAGGAGTATTGGATTGCACTACTCTCAAACCTCCGCGTCGTACCGCGCTATCTCCGCGGCGGCCTTATCCATAACGCGGATGAATTCAGCCGTTGAAGTCCTCCGCTTATATTGTCTATTAATTTCTTCGGCATTAACAGTATGTAAGGCTTATCTTCGGTGGGATCGAGGGATATTCCCCAGTACGCGGCGTCGCCATTTATGCTATAGGCTTGGACGCGATTCAACATTATACGTTCTTCGTTCTTGTTCATGGGTTCTCCTTTTCAATTTTTTTAAGTTTGACAAGGAGTTCCTATCTATGATACAATCTTATTTAGATAGGTTCTCTGTCTGAGATTTAGAGTGTTTGCGGACTGTAAGTTGAGCAACACTCTATTTCTTTTTAATCCATTTGATTACTTCTTCTTTTTCAATTCGCCAATCTCGGCCAATTTTAAAACCTTTGAGTTGACCAGAGTACAACGCTCGCCTGACCGTTAATTCACTGACTTGCAGAAATTTAGCTAATTGCGCTAACGTAATTACTTCGGGCAATTGTTCAAGCCCCAATTTTAATCACCTCCTTTTGTATGCTCTAACTTTAACACACTTTAACCGAGCTTGTCAATACTTTTTTGCATTTTCCTAAAATATTTTTCTTGCCCATGAAAAAAGCACCGTGAGGGCGCTTTTAAGGGAGTCGTTATTTAGCGATAACAGACATGCAGATTTTAGTTATAACTTATGTTTTGCCTTATTATATGTTTCTTCTGTAGCTAATTCACGAGGTAAAAAATAACCTTTTATGCAATCGAGATTTCGCACACATAATTGGATATGGGATTTGGCTTTTATTCCGGCTCCTGTGTAGGCATCAGACGACTCTTGAAAATATCCGTATACGGTATCAAATTGTCCGTCAGCTTCTTCTATCTCTTTATGTATATTTTCAATTACTGCGCAGTCCAATCTTCGTAATATACTACATCCGCCTTCATCGGGTTGAGAATTACATTTAAGTTTAATCCCCAATTTTTTTGATTTTTCTATTAAATCATTATAGCTACGTATAGCCAATTGAATGGCGAATTGTTCACTAAAATTAAGACAATTACCGAGACTTATAATTGCTCCTATTACCGACGGAGTTTGGATCTTATCCGGTCTGCGTAGGCTATAATCCTTTGCCCAGTTATAGGCGCGTATTGGGTCATTAAGCCAGAAATAGACGCCGTTACCCAACCAGTCATAGTCATTAGTGCTAAAATACAGCGGTTCATTTGTTGAATTCAGCACCTTATCTCTGATTTTTATATCGCAACCGTGAAAACCAAAGACCATTTGAGAGGTATGTGTATAGAGAGAAGAATTCATTATTTGCTTATCTCTTCCTTCTTATCTATTTTTTCAAAATAGGGCTTGTATTCTTCTGTAATATTATCATCACTATCAATGATATTGCAATATATCAATGTTTCGCGGGCTTTTTCTATTGTCGGGTTTTCTATGGGTGTAGTAAGAATATCATTTATTAATTTTGCCATTGCTATCATCATTCTGTTCTCCTTATATTGTATTTTATATTATGCTTTAATAATTCTTTTTGCTATACATATAGTTTTGACAACTCTTATACTATTAGTAATTCTATTTTGTAGTTAAATATGATTGATTTTATCACAGTTTATCATAATGTGTCAATCCTCTTTTTACATTTTCCTAAAATATTTTTCTATCTTGACTTTTTGGCCGTTTCGGGCATATGATTATAAAAAAGCACCGGGAGGGGCGCCATATGAGGAAGTTCTTGTAAGTTATAAGACGTTTTTTGATAAGTATAAAAGGTGGATTTTACTTGCATTCACGGTAACTTCGATAAGCCTATATTTTTTGCCTTATGCAAATACTTTAAATCAACGTTTCCGTCTTTTTAATGCCAATATAACGGAAACTTTTTGGCTTATAATTTGGATAATTATTTATATCGTTCCAATTCTTTTCGATATATTTTGCATTATTGTTAATAAAAATTTCAAATATATTTTTACGTTTTTACTGAGATTGCCTCTCCTATTCTTTTGGACTTTGACTTTTGCTTTTCCTATTAATGCTATCCCTGATATTGCATATTATTTATCACTTATTCAACTTTTTATTTTAATAATCTATTTTATTAGCTCTTTTTGTATCTTTATCCATATTAAAATATCCACTCGTTCGCCCCAAGTCCTTAAACCTCATAAGCCCACGAAAGCCGAACGCATAGCCATTCTCGAGAAGGAAGTCGCGGAATTGAAAGACTCAAGACGTTAACGTCCTAAAATTCTTGTTATCAACGAACGTAAAAGTTATTTCATTTATTACATCCGGCGACACGTTTTGAGCTAAATAATATTCGCCAGTCGTCGAGTCAACAAGCATCCAAGATTGTATCAATTGATTAGGATATAAGCTATTCCATAAAGCAATCGTTAAATCTAATATAGACTCGCCGCCAATAACCTCAAAAGCAAGTTTAAAACTCGTATTGTCTATAGCGGTTAGTGTGAATAAATTTGTACCAGTCGCCAAATAGCCCGAGGAAAGGTCTATTATTTTTCTAAACATATTTATCGGTTGTGTAGACAAGAATATTCCGGTTCGATTTGACCCCGCCCTTTGAGTAAGAAGATTATTTTTTGTAAGCAAGGGCCCAATTATTAGACCCCTCCTATTACTTATACAATGAAGCTGATAAGCAAAATTAAGTTGCTCGCCGCCGTCTTTTTTTAGGATAAATGATGTATCTACTGCCTTAAACAGTTCATGGCCGCTCGTATTCCCGCCATAGAACGGCAATCCATTAGGCGTAGTATCGGTCATATTGTCGCCGATAATAACTTTTAGATGTTCAATTTCGCCATAAGCGTCACCGTAGGGCAATAGCCTTTGTATTCGCTTTCCTTCGGGGCCGTCATTGCTCTGATATCCGGCCCCGTAATTGTCCAAATATTTAAACATAAACGCAAGACTATTTCCGAAAGATATACTTTGAATGTGAAGGAGAACCCTATTATAAGTAGCGCTATCGGCATTATCTATTCCCGCCCCTTTTACCACTACGAATGTTGCATCGTAGCCGCTTATCGGAACAGCCGGAGTTCCAGTAGTTTGGGAAAGCGTCGATTTAAATGCTTCTATTCCTCGTGGTGTTATCATAGGCGCGTTGCCCACCGCTGGCGTCACGGCGTCGCCAATTAAGACGGCCTCGGAGTAATTTACAAACCGTTCTACACTCTGCTTTTCGCTCACGTCGTATAACCTGAAATTTGAATTGAGACCAATATATTCTGATAATTTGTTAAAATCCGGCGTCATCGTGACCGTAGCGCGAATGTAATGCCGTTCGTACTCGCAAGACATTAAGGCTAAATACATTTTTTCAGTTGTACCATCCGGCCGCGGAACGTTAATAAGCTCGCCCACGGCGGGAATTTCGGAGAGTGCGCGGAAGTCAAGCGTTTTGACGAGCGTATTATTTCCGAGACGGGCAATAGCGCCCTTCATTTGCTCGCCGAAGAACGAGCTTTCAACGGTCCCCGCGCCCTGTTGGTGGATTAAGGTGTTGTCATAAGGCCATCCGAAATACGCCTTCTTCTGCGTCAAGCGACCGGAAACTATGGGAATATACTCAATTTGGAAAGAGAGGTTATTATAATCGAAAATTGCGAGTGTCGTATCGTCGATATTATATTCATATTTTAAAATATTGGACATCGCCATCCGAGAGAAAGCGTCCGTAACAGGATCACCATTCGCCGGTTTAAATTGTAATTCCTTAATTTTATTGTCGCCCTGTGAGTAAATAAGCGCATAAGCCTTGCTGAATGGATAAGCTGCGCCACCATAAGATGAAAGCGTTGAATACTCCGCCGATTCGTATATGTATTTTGATATATCTTTGACCGCGCCACTATATTTGACGCTTACTTTAATAATTCGATAAATTGGCGAGTTAAGCAAGATTAATGCGGTATCTGAAGATATTTCGACCTTTCCCTCTTCGCACCGAGGAGAAATAAATCCGCCCGCGCCGTAATATGGTTCTGTTATTGCTCCCTCGTCCGGGTCGCGAGTATTTATAAGGTTTTCGACTACTCCGTCTATCGTTCCGGCGTATTCGTCGCCCGAAATATTTTCTATTTCGGATACCGCCGTAAGCGGGAGTGTCCGCTCAACGTTGCCGCCGAGGAAGTCAAAAGTTACTATGCCGCCGTAGCCGTCTTGATTATCCGCCGCTGTGGGGTAATTAAGCCGTGGGATAGCGTGAATATAACCACCAACCTGCAATAATGCCTCAAACATAGTGCAACGGGAAATGTGGAATTCCGGCGCGGATATAGCTTCGAGCTTAGAAGCAATCGCGGAGTCGAGGACGTACTTCTGCGGATCGATTCCGAGACGGCGTGTTATGCCGGCCGAGAGAAGACGCTCGACGACGGTTTTAATAGTTGAAGTTATTTTTGCCGGTATAGCATTTCCACTTTGTACTGTAATTATCCAAGATAGACTATAAGAATATGGTGTAGTATGGCCCGCAAAAGAATACAGATAATTACCGGAATAGACTATCGTATAATTTCCGAGTTGATCGAAGGTAATAATCGATTGAATTCCGCCGTTACTCGTATTATAAGAAGTGCCGTCAGGTCTGGTCACTGTTATATGCTCGCTGGGAACATCGTGAGAAAAAACGCCCAAACCTCCCCAAAGGTTAGCTGGTAAAGTAACAAATGACGTTGGCGCGAGCAACGGATATTTATTCGTCCAAGGAACTCGCGGCGAATATTGCCAATCAAATATATTAAATCCGACGTCGCCACTTATTGCTGGATCAACTAATGCGCTTGAAACCCCAAAACTTCGACTTAAATAGTTTGTAAACGTCATTGTATCGCAGATATCGCGTTCCAACTTCTTTGTGTATTCGATTGTCTTTATCGTATAATCCCAGAGGTAAGGTGCTTTGAACGAACGTTTGACGCGTTGACAATCGGAGACGAGGCGGTAAAAGACCTTTGCGACGGAATAAGTTATTACGAGCGTATCGGTATCTTGCAATGAGTCGGCGTGAATGGTAAAGCGGTTATAAACATACCGATTGCTGTTTTTTACCCAAGTGAAGTTTGGATAGACTACCGTAGTCACCGAGTATGGTAATTCTATGCCGTTTAGTATCACTTTGGAAATGGCGTAAAAGCCGAACGGCGTATCAATATCCCAAGCTGTCTTACCGCCGATAGTCGTATGGGTACGGACAGAGTCTAATTCTTCCGCTGTTCCGCTGAAAGTGAAACTCTGCTCCTCGATCGTAAACCTTAGCGGCGTAAAAGGCTTAATCATCTCCGTGCGCGTAACGCAAGAAAGTTTGAAGTTGCCCGAATCGAGTGACTCGTCAAGGCTTGTCGTGTCGTGGAACGGACGCGTCCAGCCGTGGAGTTCTTCAAATTGCTTCGTGCCGTCGGGCTGTTTATTTAATATTTCGATTTTGTAATTGAACACTGACATTATCGTTCTCCCGGCCCTAAAGGGCAAATTTTCCCATTAAAAAAGCACCCAGTTAGGTGCTTTAAAAAGTATGGATTATATTACTTTAAACGAGATTCTAATTTAGATATTTATTAAAAAAAGAATTGAAATCTTTAATTTTATCTGGATTCTCCTTTAAAATTTGTTCTTTAAGTTCTAATAATTTTTGTTTTAATTTTTGTTGTCTATTAACTTTAATCTTAGCAAGATTATTATTATATTCCTCTATCGCTTTTTTTTGCTCTTCTATAAACGAATTAATTTCGTTTTCATTTAAATTTAATTTGTCTAACGTTTTTAGCAAATCTTCTATTGAGAGAGGTTCAAACAATAAGCGGTCATCTAACATAATATTCAATCTCCTTTTTTTATTTCATATGCGAATCCATATTCTTTTTCTATATTTTTAAGTTTTTCTGAAAGATGTTCTCTAACGACTTTGTTATAGGAAGGATAATACTGCGAATATTTCCTTTTTCTGTCCTTAAAGTCCGCGTAGGTAGCCTCGTTCCTATCTAATTTATTATAAGCTATTGTATTAGCTTCGGTAAATATTTTTTCATAATACTCAAAAAATTTTATTTTTCTATCAAAATCATTTAATAAATCAATCGCTGAATTATTCTTGTATCCGACATCAGTTAAGATGACAATATCATTATTCATAGATGTTGCTCTTATCTGAAATATATTGTCCAAAATCATCATATCGACATCATCCACTGATAACACAGTATCATAACCGGGATGATTATGGGTCAAAATCGCATTATTTAATAAATGATATTCATTTTTTTCAAACTGAACGCTGTTTTTATGATTACCATTTTTTTGTAAGAGAACATTTCCTTCTTTATCAATAATTGTAACTATTTCGTATTTTGATAAAAAATTTTTTTGTTCTACACTCCGCAAAATTGAATTGACCTTTATGCTCTCCTTGTAAGTATTATTATAATTACCCGTTTCAATATCTTTTTTAATTTTCTCTTTATGCGATTTAATTATTTCTTCATATTTAGTATTCTGTCTATACCCAACTTGTTCTCTGCCTGTTGGTTCCTTCCCGTCTTTCTTTCTAAGTTCATTAAGTATATCTATAAGTTCTGAAATCTCTTTACCTTTTGTGTCTATATAGCCATAGCTTTTAAGCTCTCCGAATAACCATCCTATGCCTGCCATATTAAGTATCCCTCCTGCTCCGATTCAGTGATGGGCCCGCTCGCCGGCGAGATTCGGCCAGTTCGTAGCCCTCCCACATCTTATCGTAGTTGTATTGTTCATATTGTCTAAGGTAGGATAGGCCCGTCGTAGCAACGGCCATTACACCGGCTATAGGGCCGCCGAACGCAAACGAACCGGCTATACCGAGCACTTGACCGCCTATCGTCATTGCCGCGTTTATTTTTTGTTGCAGATCGCTATTCCCGGTATCGCGTCCGACGAGAGAAAGCTGCCACGAAAATACCGATCGCGCGAGCGCGGCACCCGCCCAAACTTGCGAAAAAGTTTGATAGACTTTTTTGAACGTTCCGCCGTCTTCTTCCTTTTTCTCCGGAAAATTACTCTCGTATCCGTCCGCTTTGCCGCCGCTCTCGCCTTTTATAATGATTTCATATTTTCTTTCCGCGTTCGCCATATTTAGGCCCTCGCAATAAGGAACGAGGCGGTTATGGTAGGCACTTTACCGGCCTGATAAGATATAGAGCCGTCTTTGAGAGTTACCGTCCAGCTTCGCGAAGTCGTTACGCCGTCGGAATATTCCAAACTGTGTGTTCCGCCGAGCGCACCGGAATTTACTTCCTCAACGAGAGCCTTAATGTTGCCTTTATTGAGGAACGGAATAGTCGCGTTAAATTGCAATCCTTGTTGCGGAATGAGCGACGCCATTTCCTCGCTGTTCTCCACATTATCCGTTTGATTGATACGAGAGCGCGATATTGACGCGTCGAGGAATAGAACATCCTCGTTATCAAGAGAGAAGTGGCAATTATTCGACAGTACGCCGTCCTTGATAAATTGATAAAATACCGTAGTGCTTATCGGCACGGCTTCGCCTACGTTCGGGAATATGTCCGCCGTCCCGACGTCGGGAATATTCATATTGAAAATATAAGCAAACTCCCCTATAATACCCGCGCCGCCGGCGTTGGCCTCTATATATGCATTGAGGACGCTCTGTGCCGCGCCTATAAGCCGCTCCGGAACGAGAATGTCGAGCTTGAGTTGAATGTAAAAATTGTTGAGCGATTTCACGGGTACCACTGTCGATTGAAGAGATGACAGAATTCCGTCAACAATGGGTTTCGGAAGTTTGCGCCCCATTTGCACGGCGGCCCTGTAGTCTCCCATATTTGCGAAGAAAACAAAATTAAAGCCCGCGTCCATTTCATTCGCGAGCTCGTTTAATCCGCTTTCCAATAGAGTTTTGAGGGCCTCAACCGTTATCATTGTTTACCTTCTGTTTGTTTTTTTCTTACTTCGCAGCCGAGAGCTTGTGCCACGACGTTCACCGCGTCCTCTACTGCATTGTCCCACCAACCTTGATTAGGGTTCTTCTTGCCTTGTAGCGGCAACCTGAAGTTACTCCAGTCTTCGTTTGTATATTTCATATAGGGCGCTATATTCTCATCCGCTATAATTCTCATCTCGTCGTCCGTCGTGCCGGGCTCTTTACGTACTGCATTATATCGCAAGTTGCCGCTTCGGAACGGCGCGGCCGCCTTAATAAGTCTTAAAACCATTTCCGCCGCTTGCTGAATATTAACCATGGTATACTGTTTCCTTGTCCGCTTCGGTTAATTCGAGGATATACTCATACGACGGATTGACGAGGCCGAGGGCCTGCGGATTGAGGGAATCCGTATTTTTTGAAATATTCCGAATCACCCAGTATTTATCCCTGAAAAATAGCCTTTGCTTTATCTCGTACTCGTTCGCGTACCGCGTTTTGAGCACCATTGAGCCGGCGTCGGTGATAAGGTTTTGCACCAAGAGCCTGAATCGCTTTTCTTCGTCGCTGACCGCCTCTACGCCAATGAGTTTATATTTTCTATCCTCAAAAAACCACCGCGCCCATTCGAATGCATCGGGGTTCATAGGAATATCCATTATACCCATAGTTAATAATCCTCCCGCCACTTAAAATTCCACAACCATGGAAATTGATAGTATCCACGGTATAGAAGTTTGAAGCCGTCGGAAAGCGGCTGATTAAGCGCAAGTTCCGTTTCCGTCGAAACAATGGAACGGCCGCGGAGTCCCTCAAGGGGTATAGCTTGACCTTTGGAGAGATTCACTCCGGCGTAGTTCCAAAAGTCGCCGTTTTTTAAGACGTAGCGTGTTTCATTAAGAAGGCATTGATATATTAAATTGCGGCATTCTTCGCGCTTTGCAAGCGTATATTCTATAAGGTTTTTTTGCGGCGAGTGTTGATAAACGTAATCGTAGAATTTTGTGCTTACGTCGCGGCAAAACCGCTCCGGAAGCGTCGAGGGGTTTGCGTCGCCGCCCTTGTTTAGCGCTGCGTCGAGGTCTATACCGAGGTCAATCTTGACCGTGTCCGGCGTCAGAATGTACCTATGCGCCACCGCGTCATATATCATTTTATCGTCACTGTAAGGATAATTCATAGTCTCCTCTCGCCGAGTTGCACGGCTTTACTGTCGAGGATGCACAGGGGCAAAACGCCCCCGTTGATAAGAAAAGGGAAATGAAAAAATTACGCGGCATATTTTGCGTATAGCTTGAGGTCGCCCGTTATGCCGCCTGTTATGGCAGAATTCAGAGCGTAAGTATCGCCCGTAGCGTTGGCTTTGGTATTCCACGATTCTATGGCCTTTGCGGACTTTACAAGGCCCGTACCGGCGTTGGTCGTCGCAGCTTGCTCGTAGGTGTATTTTGTAGTATCGGTCGGAACGGAGCCGGTGGTGTTGCCATTGCCGTCGTAGGTTATCGTAAAGCGTTTCGAGGACGGAGCGAGTAATGTAACCTGTCTGTCCGATACTACGAAGCCGTCGGCGACGATAAGCACTACGGCCTTGTCATCCAGGCACTCCGCGCCCATACGATAGAGCGGCTGAAGCCTTATTCCCTGACCGGCGGGAGAAGGTACTGTTTTGAGAGAGTTGTTGAACGCGAGGCCGCGGAGCGTGCCTATTGAGGACGTAACGACCGCGAGAACCTTGTCGAGCGAGCCCTTCGTAACGCCGATATAGCGCTCTACGAGTCTCCATATCGGGTTGGATACGACGTAACACGGCGTAGAGTCTATCTCACCTATGTAGCCCGTTACAGTGTTTGGAATAGTACTTCTGTCGAGGCCGCCTTTCTGCAGGATATCTTGCGCATAGTTCGAGCCGCCTATAAGGATCTCTCCCTTTTTGAGTAACGACGATTTGAAAGTTGAGCGCATATAAATAGCGCGGTTTTCTTTCGGATATGTATCGATTCCAAGTTCAATGTTGCCGTTATCGAGATGCGCACCCGCGTCAAGGATAGCGTTGACGTAGTCGCCTGCGGCGGGGCTTGATCCCAGCTTAATTACGCGGACGGCGTCGCTGTCGGTTCCGGCATAGCCCGCCGTGTTGAGCGCGTTTAATTTGGCCTTCATCATTGCCGCGATGGATAAGGCGTTGACGTTTTGCGCCACTTTGCCCTTAAGGTTCTGCCCCTCGGCTTCGGCGAGGTCTACGTTAACCATATCCTGTTGAACGGTTGGAAGGTCTATCACATGATCTATGGTCGTGATGATTTTCACGCCATAAGCCGCGCTTTTCGGTTGTGTTGGGTCTTCGTTGTTGAAGTTCCCGCCATTATAGTCCGCGCCGATTTCGCGAGCCTGTCGATCGTTGGGAAGTATGCGGATAACCTGTACTTCCGCCGCCGAGGTGTCTTCGGTGTATTTCTCCGTAGCGCCTTCCTCGGGCTTTACCAAAATATCCTGAAAGATATTCTCTTTGAGTTTTGAGGACAATACCCTCTTTAATGTCATTTCGTTGACATAGGGGGTTGAAATGTCTGCAAATAGTTGTGCCATAAAAATTCTCCTTTAAGGTTTTTGATTATCTGCGATAGCGCGGATTGTACTTGCGTATCGTCTCGTAGTCGTTGCCCTCAGCGTTAGTTGTAGGCGGTTGCGCGGGAGCGACTCCGAAATCTTGTCCGCCGTCCAACTTGCCTATGATTGTGTCGAGTTTTTGTGTGAGTTGCCCTATGGTCTCTTCCAGCATGTCTACGCGCTTTTCAAGTTTGTCCACAAAGGGGCTTCGCTCCGTTATCTCTTCCGGTATGGGTTCTGCCGACGCTTCTGTGGATGGCGTTACGCCGTGTTCGGCGGCTTCCTGTACTGAAGTCTCTGCGGCTTTGTGCGCTGCGATATCCGTTTCTTGTGCCTCTTCGTTCTCAGCCGAAGGCACGGGGGATTCTGCGTTTGCCGGAGGCGCTGCTTCAAGCTCTTTCTCTTCGAGTGCCGGAGCCTTGTCCGCCGTCGCGGGAGCTTCTCCATGCAGGGGCGTTTCGGCTTTCGGCGGCTCCGAAGTTTCGACGGGCTTTGCGTCATTTAAAAAGGCGGTTATGTCCGCCTTTTCCTTGTCACCCAGTTCGCCGATTGCCGCCTTGATTTCCTCAAGGCTTAGTTTCTTTTTTCCAAACATTGGCATTTGATTTACTCCTTGAACGTTCTATATTTTCTACGGTACTGCCGCGCTTCATTTTGAGGGTTACTGCCGCCTTGCGGTCTCTGCCTCGAAACGTCTACCATTTGCCGTAGCGTATATCGTTTTTAAGCTGTTTTCAGCACTTTTATTCGATCCGGATAATAAGCCCGCCCATTTTCGTGACTGAAGCGCATATATTCCTTATTTGCCGCAATAGCGGCCTTTCGTTCTTTGCTGAACTGCGCCCTATCCACCGAGTGGAACATCAGGGCGCGTTCCCTGTGGAACCTTACCTGTCGTTCAAGCTCCCTCTGCCTCGTATTTATCGCGCTCTCTTTTTTCTGCATTTCCTTCGATATAATGGGGATATGAACATTGTTCACGTATTCATAGAGATCGTGGCGACAATTAAAGCCAAGGAGCCCGTTTTTATAAACCTTGCCGCTCTGTGTTGTCGTGTAAATGTCTGTCGCCGTTTCGATAGGTACGTAACTTCGACCATCAGGCGTAGTCCCGGATGTGCCATCGAGGCTGTATATCCTTCCTTGCCACGGAAAACATCTATCGGAGCAATCCGCGTGAACGGAACAGTAAACGAATTTTACACCCTTTGCCCGGAGCTCCGCTATCTTGTCCTGTTGTGCCTCGTATCTGACTTGCATTTCTGCGAGGTTGTGTAGACTGTTAAGACCGCGTACATCGTTAGGGTCGAGCGCAGTAATATCGGCTATATCACGAATTGTCTTAAAGACCTTTGCGATATAATCTTTGTTGTACTCCTGAAGCGGTATTCCCTTTTCTTCTATGGAAATGTCGAACACCGCGGGTCGCGGCCCTGCGCCTTGCGCGTAGGCCTTTATCGCGAGCATTACGTCCTTACCGTTAAAGCCCAAACGGAATACGAATTCACGAAATAAACGACTTGCAAAAGCATTTAAGCTCTTTATCGCGTCGCGTTGAAATTCTGAACTCTTAATTTGTTTGACCGCCGATTTTATGATTAAGGCAACCTCGTTTCTGATAGCCGCCTTACTCTTACCCAATAAATAACCTTTCTGCACCGTCCGCCTTATCGCGGTTTCTGCGTCCTCTATCGCAAGGGTCTGCGGACTGATATTACGGGGTATCATTTGATACCGTTGCCTTTATCGCTGGGCGGTATTTCTTTATCCTGCGACTGCTCTTTTTCGCTTCGCTGTTCGCCAAAATAGTCTCCCTCTTCCTCCGGTACGGGCATATCGCCGAACGCTCCAGTCTTTTCGTCTTCGACAATGCGCAAAAACTCCTCTTGCACCTGTTCTTCGTCATCGTCATAATTAAACATCTGGACGGCCTTTTTCTTAGAGAGATAGCCGCCTTGAACTGCGCTGCTTATAATTTCGGTCAATGTTACGCGGTTTGTGAGGCCAGCGGCCGACCATCTGATTTCCACATTGTCGTCGTAACCATGATAGTCGAGTACGGCACGAAGAATACGATTTAGCGGCACTTCGAGCGTCGTACGAATATCATTGACGTAGCCCGCCGTTTCGTTCTCTTCGGTCGATATTTCGCGTGCCGTTTTCGCGCTATTGTCACTAATAAATGAGGCTACCGTTGAAGAGGATAGCCCTGTGTTAACGGCAATATTTTCAATGATCGTATTGCGTATTTTCGCCCATTCCTCGGCGCGGAGCTCAAATTGTATCGGAAACGGCTTTTGCTCGTCGGGATTTGTATATTCGAGCTTCTGATACATCATCCCGTCGAGACCTGTGTTGTAGGCTGGCTTATTCTGTCCTGCGCCTACGCCGGCAATGCCCGAGGGAACAAGGACACGCCCGCGGCCGAGATACATATCCGTGTTAAACGCAGACCAATAATAGTCGTATGTCATTAAGTAACTGATAATTTTTGCGAGGAAAGACTCGCCAAATGGTAGTTGAGGAAGATTGCCTATACCATCCGTCCACGTAACGAGCTCACACCCAAGGCTGTCGTCAAAAGGAAGAAGAATAGGCGTATCGAAGAGCAATGTCCCGTAGTTCTTCAAGAGCCGTTTTCTAACCGTTTCGGGAAGCCGCTTAAATTCAATGCGTGTTGCCTCTCCGAATTGATAATCGTTACCATTCGTCACCGAGGCCGAACCGTTATACACTTTATATTCTGCTATCGGCGCGTTGTGGATAACCGTTCCGTCACATTTCGTATAATCGCCGAAATAGCGTTCTTCTACGAGACTGTAACTTTGTCCTAAGCGTCGTCCCAATTTGTCCGAATCCGAGAGGGAGATGTCCACTACAAGAAAGCATTTTACGCGCATAATGCGGCCTAAGCTATCAAGTTGCGGCACGAAGCGGTCAAATCTGACGGCTTCCGCCCATAAATTCTTGTCGCTTCGGTTGAGCTTAATGAGCGATGTACCCGCCGCCGCCGCGTACTTTATACACTGCTTGAAAGCCCTATTGAATTCTGTATCCCGCGCCCAATCGTTTGCCTCTCGAAGTGCGTTATTAATTGCGTTGCCGCCCGGTTGCTGTCTTTCCTTGCCAGCATTCTTGAACATTACGCGCCCGCCCACTACTTTCTGTGCCACGCGATCAACAAGCGCCGAAGCTATACGCGTTGAGAATATTCCTTGATCTTGATTATGAAAATATGGTACCCAGCCGTCGTACCACCATAGCCAATTTTGTACCCAGCGAAGCATAAAGTCACGATAAGCGGGAGAAATTTGAGCGTAGAAACCTGCGTTGCTTATGTATGAGTACGTCCAATACGTATTAAATGCCGCGGTCTGTTGCCACGGCGCCATGTTGTTTCCAAAATTTGTTTCTTGAGGCATTTAACTTTCCTCGTTAAGCGGCTAATTCGTAACTAATATTTGCATCAGGCGTTTCCCAAAGATTTTCAGGATTATAATAATAAGTGTTGACGGCATATCTAAACGCGTCCGCCGCGTCATTCGGTATCGTATCGTCGTACCCATCGTTATCTTTGTTCCAAATCATATTTTCAAGGTCTACGACGAGCGGAGAGACGGTATTGACTTGTCTGTGCCGAACGAAGTTATAATATCCGCCGTAATTAAAGACACATACGGCGTTTCGAGCGAAAGCATTATTAACAACGTCCGTCGTCTGAAGTATGTTTTTCTTCCCGTAACTGACCGGCAAATATTCGGGGAAATGATAACGGAGCGTCATCACTAAGTCCGCCGCCGCCGCATCCACTGGCATATAATGTTTAACTCCGGCCCGCGAGAAACGATATTTATTCTCCATCCAGTCGAGATACTCACGGATAGGCGTTACAAGTTGTTCGTTTGCCATGGCGCCGTTTTCTTTTGGATTTTGGTAGAAGATTTCGAGAACGACACTTTGCCCGTTTTCGAGAACAGCGAGCGGCACAAGCACCGTCGCGTCGTTCGTTGTAGCGCCGTCCCCGCCCCATATAACATAGCGGATACGCTTTCCCCCGCCGAACTTAGCCCCGTATTCATCGGGCGTTAAATAGTGTCTATCGCGCTTAAACAACGGATAAACGAGACCCTCGCTTTTTATCCACTTTCCGAGGATCCAGCGGTCGAAGTATATCGTCCCGCGATATTCTTCTTCGAGATTGTGGATAAATGAAGAGGCGAGGAACGGATTATCGTAGATAGTAAAAGGTTCATTATATATGTCGAGAACCTTGTTGTCGATAAACTGCTTTAAAAAGTGTGAAGGGCTATCCGGGTTACAGGTCCCGTCGCATTGCGAGTTCTGACGATCGAGCCGCGACTTCAACATATTAAAGAAGTTTTCCGGCCAGGTCGTCATCTCGTCGCCGTAAGCGTAGCCGAGGCCTACGCCTTGTATCTTCGTTATCGCCCGTTCGTCATTCGCCCCAAAAACGTAGCACTTCTTGCCAAAGATATAAACTTCTTTTTTATCTTTCAGCGGTGAAATGTCATCGCCATATGCCTCGCGTAGCGGGTCTAAAACGTTCCTATCAACGGTATTGACGGTTTTACCGATGATAGCGATATTATCGTCGTAATGCGTCGCTATGCCTTTTGGCAGAAGAAAGTTGCCCGAAATAAACGTCTTCCCGGAACGGACAGCGCCCGAAAGAATGTTCCACCGGTGATTTGCACATTGCAAGACTTTTATTTGTTTCGGTGAGAGGTCAAGCGTGGCGGGGTCAAACATTTTCCTTCCCTCCGTCACCTTTCGGCTTATCGGCTATCTTGTTCATTGCCTCGACGAACTTATTTAGACGCTCCTTGCCACCTGTTTCGTCGGGCTTCGGCTTGTCTATCCCGAGAGCGATACGTTGAACTCGCTGAAGTATTTCGAGCGCTTGAGCAACGTCTTTAGGCCTTGCCCGCCCCTCGCCAATTTCTTTTTCGACAAGCTTCACAATTTTGTCGCTCAAATCAAGGTGCTGTTCATTAATCTTTAAAGTGTCATAGACTTTTTTTTCTGTTACCTTTTCGAGAACTTTGTCCTCTGCCTGTTCCGAAATGTTCCTTTTCTTTCTGTTCCATTCGGCGGCTTTCTTTCTTACTAAGCCATAGGGTATCTTTTCTTCAAGAGCAAAGACCTTGAGGCTTTTATTCCCGCTTGTGACGTACTTACGTCGCAAGGCAGTCCAATCATACTTTGCCACAAGCGGCATCATCTCCTTACGGACATCAAAAAGCCCTTCCGACGGGCGAGGAAAGCGATAACCTCGCCGCGTCAAAAGGGTTTCAGGAGGAACTCATTAAAGTCCTTTTCAGAAGTCCACGATACTATAATACTCCGAACTCAGGTATCATTCGGTATCATCTTTTAAATTCTTGCCTCATAATATAGGCGTACGGCGCGTTTTTTAAGTCGTTTGATTTGCGGATAGCTGTAATGCACGTCGACGCAAATCTCCTCAAGGCGTTGGCCCTTGACATAATACTTCTCGAGTATAACCTGATATTTCATATCCACTTTGGAGAGCGCGCCAATTATCTTTTCCTCAAGCTCTACGGCCATAGCAAGAAGCTTGTCGTAGTCACGTTTGAGGTCAGCAAGCTTTGCAAGTTTTGCCTCGACGCTGAATTCCGGAGAGCGACCGCTAAAAAGATTTATTATGTCGCTGCCGGGGTGTTCAATGCGTCCGGAAAGATAGTCAATTCTCTCTCGAATGTAACCGATATGTAAGTGTAAATCTTTGAGCCGGTCAAGCTCGTGTTGTGCTTCTTCGTAAGTCATTCTGTTATTCTCCTTTGCCCTTAGGCTTGTTCATTAAAAAAATTGTATTGTGCCCTAAACGCCTCTAAGCGTTCCTGCGCCAGTCCGTAATAGTCGGGATCTATTTCACTTGCTATCCACTGAAAACCCGCCTTCTCGCACGCTATGCCGCTGGATAGGCTTCCTGCGTGGGTATCGAGAATTTTATTGCCCTTTTGAGCAAATAGGTTTAAAATCCACGTATAGAGAGCAATGGGCTTCTGTGTCAGGTGAAAGCGCGGATCGTTTGCGTGCCCTTGCGGAGCACACTCAAATAACTTTGCATTGCGTTAAAAGAAGTCCACGCATATTCGCACATCGCCATTGAGAAGTTCTCGCTTATCGTGAGTTTCTTCCATACGAGGAAACACCTCGTCGGAGGAAGCGCAAAATAATTTCCGCCCCAGATTATTTGGTTTTGACTCACGCGGGCAAGTTCCTTGAAATACTCGGGCGGAGGGGCGACATCCCAATGCGTTATTCTATTCTCGTATTTTTCCGCCCACGTTCCGCCGGTTCTCGCAACTCCTTTTTTTATTTCCGCATAATTCTTTTGTTTGCCGTTGCTTCCTGAAATAGTGTCAAACGAATGCTTAAGCCTCGTCCGGCGGAGCGGCATTCTTCCGCGTGGATCAAACTCGGTTGTCCCCGAGGCGTCGCCATATGGCGGGTCAACAATGGCAAGCTCAAAATATTTATCAGGAAACTCTTTCATTAGCTCCATACAGTCCATTAAATAGAGCCTATTTAGTTCAAGCATATCTTTGTTCTCTCTTTTGTTTTAAAATCGTTATCGCTTCTTCCAGTCCCTCGGCTCTGCCTGCGGCTCTTTGGTAAGTAGAGGAGCCTACTTGCTTATGTAGTGCCATAATCGTGCTGTTTGTCTCTCGAAGCTTTTTCTCGAGGGCTGTGATAGTTTCGTCAATCGCGTTCACCTTTCTGCTCCTTCGCCCATTTATAGGCGGCGTCTATGGCTTCTTCGATGGTTTCGGCATAAAAAACCTTATCGCCTCTAAAAGGTCTTAAGTTGTTCTCCCATACGACAACAGCAATTTGAGGGCTTGCTTTGACACGTGTTTCGATTTCGTAGTTTTTAGCCAGCCACAACAGTTTCTCGGCTATCGAAGGTTCGATACTACGGGTAAAACCGTCTCTTACACAGAACACTTTCCCTGTAGGCTTATGATATTTCAATTCTTCGCGTAATTCGCCTCCGCATTTAGAACATTTCATGATTCCTTCTCCTTTGCCTCTTTGTACGCCGCGAGGCAGGCCGGGCACTTTTCGGCAGTTGTTACTCTTTTATCAAATAATCCACAATGATAAATCCCTTTCTCATCCTCGTCGTATCTTACTTGCAAATATTTACAATCTTTACTGATAGAGCAATATTTGCCTTCCGGCACTTCAATTTGAACGTTGATTTTCATAGTTCCTTTTCCTTTTCTTTAATAATAGGGACAGCCTTCTAAATGTCTTGATTTTAATCTTTGACATTCAAAAAAATGCGTGCAACGATAGCAATTTATCATCCCTCGCCTCCCGCCAGCTTCTCAAGCTCTTTGCGGCGTTGCTTCTCTATCCAAACGCAAGCGGCGAAATAGCCGTCTTCAGTACGGTCAAACAGACTAAATTCCGTAATATAATCATCTGTAGAGCCGCAGGCGTACGTTTCTATATGTTTCATAATGACAGGAAAAATTTTTCCGTTTTTTCCGAGAGAAATATCTTCGCCTTTTTCAAAAAGGATTTTTGCTTCTTCCCACATCGGGAATCGGAGCGGCTTAATCTCGACAGCCTCGACAAGGGGACACCAGAAGGGGCTGTTAAGCTTGATTTTCTCGGTTCCATTGTTATCAATGTGAAAGCCTCTGAATAAAATTTCTCTCATTATTTAGTCTCCGTTTGCTTATTTCTTGAAGTTGACATTTGCTTTAATTTTTGCTTGCCTACACTCCGCTAATTTTTCGGCTTTTTGGCGTCTTACCAAGGCAAGTTTTTCAAGCGTGCCGGTAATGGCTTTACGGCAGAAGATGAGGTCCTTCCCGTCATTCCCCCCCATTTTTTCGTAGGCTATAAGCCAACAAACGCGCTCCAGTTCGGCGAGACAGTCTTTTTCGGTCAGATTTTCATTGTTAGACATTTTTATTTATCTCCTTTATTTCTTTTTCTGTGATTTCAAGGTGTGCCTGTTCTTTCGTACTGGCATTCTTCGGCACGCTTTTGACCGTGTATCCGTTCTTAAGGAGTACCGCTGCTACGGTCAGGCGGTCGGGCTCCGATGAGATGTAGAGCTTCATGAATGTGTTACCTCCTGAAATAATTTAATTCCGTTAATTATTGTTTTAACTTCCTCTACACTATGTACTACTCCGGCGACGCCCCCGGCACGTTGTATCTCGCCGATCGTATAATTCTGTAATTTTGTAGTCTTCCCGCCAGATACCTTAACCTCGAAGGCGACAAATCGTCCGTTGATGCATCCGACGATGTCGGGTATTCCGGCCGTGCCATACATCCCGCCGTGCTCTTTCCAGCAGAAGGCATCGGGCACGGTCTTGAGATACCTTATAATCTGTTCTACAATAGTCGATTCCATCTTTACTCTTGTTCCCATTTGTTCCCGCTAAAGGGGGAACAGTTTTTAGATTGTTTTTAAATGTTTTCTTAACTTTAAGCTAAAAATATAACTATTTTTTATCCTGTTCCCGTGTTCCCGATGTTCCCGACTTTTTCTCTCGTGTGCGCGTATAATGCATTTGTTGCTATACATTTTTTAATTACATTACTAACAACCTGATATATATGTATTTTTTCCTCTATAGTATTATTTTTCCGGGGAACTTCGGGAACGTTGGGAACGTCAATTTTTTGGATTGATTTTTCATATTTTCTTAAGTTCAGACACTATTTTCCGCCATTTTTTGTTCCCTGTCTTTTGGGAACTATCGGGAACATTACGCCATTTTTATCTTGTAACATTGCCACGTTCCCTCATTTTTTATTCTTTTGCCTATGCGGTTGCGATTTGCCGTATTAGGCGTTAATATACAATTTTCAATGAAACAAGCTACAATCATTTTTTTGTTATATCCTACATCCTTACACCACGTTTCAAAGGCCGTAGGAAGAATGTAACAATACTCCACATTTTTTCCTTTTTCCTTTTCCGTTTCGATGATTCCATAGTTTTCCTTATTAAATTCGGAATCCGTGAATTTAGAAGTGTTTTGCCTTATCCACGAAACAAAACTATCATAGGCACGCTCAAAGAGATCAACGTCGCGTTTTTTCGGAAGTATGGCAATAATTTTGTCTATAAAATTAAATGTCGAATCCGTTGCCGTGTCGGTGTCCGCACCCTCAAGAATGCATGCCGCAAGAAAATCAGCGAGCGCTATAAAAGAAAGTGCGTTAATCTGTTTGTCCATAATGTCGGCGCCAGTAATGTGGCGGCGATAAATTTTGTAGGCCTCGGCGAGTTTTTCCGTTTGCAGTTCCTTGACGGCCTCAACAAATTTTTCCCCGGCATGTCCGTAATTTTCGTGGATGACGTCGCATATTCCGACGGGATCTGTGAACAGCGGGCCCTCGGTATGTAAATCAATTACGCGGTTTGCCGCCCCGCCGAGCGTCGATTCATCGGTCATAGGTTGCTCGCCATTTGAAAGAATTGTAAGCCGCCAAAAGCGCATATCTTCGGTGCCGCCGGTCTTTGTGCCGCGCCCCTTGCTCTGCCCTTCGCAGAGCTGATATATGAGTTGGTCGGTATTCTGATATTTGTCTTTTATCGTTTGCAATTCGTTTAGAATAAACGGAACGTTGCAGAGAAACGCTGCTCGCCGCTCGGCCCAGACTTTCGTAGCATTAAAAGTAAAAACGAGACGCGCCGGATCGCCCCACACGCTTGCAGCGAGCATTGACGCGACAGTTTTTCCTGTTTCGGTATTACCCCAAATATGAGTCAGAAATATTTGTCCGTCGAGCAATGCAACAAGAGGAGAGGTAAGCGAGGCCGCAAGATAAAAGCGTACGATAGGATTAGTTCGCGCCAAACGATATATTTCCATCCACTTACCCGCATCGCCCTTAGCGCTTACTGCGCTATAGAGCATACCGTCGGCTGTTGAGCCGTCAAATACATAATTGACTCCGTATGGAACAAACTCGTCCCCGTGCCAGCCCAAACGCCCTACGGAGCGCTCGACAGGTATCTTGTTTTCATTTATTGCGATAAGGCGCGCTATGTACTGTACGAGTAGTGCGGCATTGGTCGAGTTGACATTTATCTCTCGATCGGAGAGACAGAGAATTGACTTATTGTCCGCCACGTCACGGCGATTGACGATAAGAGAGTGCCATACTCCGCGGAGTTTGTATGTAATCTCTATTTTGACTGGCTCGTTGTCTATGTTATGGAGTATACGCGTTACAATGAGCGGCGTGCCCTCGGCGAAAAAGACATCTCCCTCGCGCTCGTTCCAAGTATAGAGCCCAGCATCCGTGATACCGTAGGGGCCGAAATCAAGGGCGAGCGGAAGGTCGGACATATTTGGCTTAGTGCTTATCGGACGCTGTACTTTGGTAACCGTCCGCCACCACTTTTCAAAATCGCCCTTGCGATTTAATTCTTTGGCTCGAGCGCGGAGTTTCTCCGCGAAGGCAAGCTGAACATCAGGGCCGATAAGCGCTGAATATAGAGTTTTAACTTGCTCCGAGCAGAGGTCGGCAAACGCAAGTGTCGAAGCGTCGAATTCTTGTGCGACAAGTGCTGCGTAGTCTATATCCTTGAAGTCATTGTCCGGCATTCGGCGAACTCCTTTTCTATCTTTGTTACAATCTTTGGCAACTCCGTGTCGTCATAATATTCGGATTGTGTTATTTTCCATTCGTCGCGATCGCGTAAGTCATTCTGCATATGTTCTATGTCGGGAAGATATTTACACGCGACGACGAAATAATTTTCTATGTAATCCTCGGGCGTCCGAGGGGCAAAGTCTACGAGACAGACATAACATTTTCGAGAGAGAACGGCGAGACGATTCATCATTTGTTCTCTGAAAGTCTGATAAGCTCGTAGATTCCGCCTCTCCTGCTCCACTCGGCGCGCCTCGATCGTTTGTACTGTATATTTTGGTTTGTGCTTCCCAAGGTCGAGGCCGAGATGAAAATCGTCGTTTAAGACGCGTAGCGCGTCGTAGCGCGATACCCCTTTCATCTTTGACATTAACGTTATTGCGTCGCCGCCCTCGCCGCAACCGAAGCACTTAAATATGCCGCGGTTGCGGTCGAAGTGTAACGAGGGCGTCCGCTCATTATGAAACGGACAGCGGGCGAAGCCGCCGTGTTCAATTTGTACCCCGAGCCGGCGGGCAACTTCGAGAATATCGAGGCGCGCCGCCGCGTCGGAGAACAATGTGTTCATTTGTAATCGAATACGGGCTGTTCGCCCTTGACCTCTGTACCTACGGATTCTCTCTTCGCGCCAAAAAGCGGATCTATGTCCTCGTCGTCCTTTTCTACGAGATCGGGAACGTCTTCTTCTTGTACTCCTTCGTATGAGGCCAGGGCGTATTCCTTGAGTTGCTCTCTGGCAGTAGCAACTATAGCCGATTCCTCGGGAGTAAGACTTCGCTCAACGGCAAAAACGACTTGCGAAAAGACTATCCCCGTTGCGTTCGTCTCTTTTTTTAAAGAAAACTTTGTTACGACGGATGAGGGCCGGCGGTTTTTCGCGAGCAAACGCGAGAAGTATAAGTCGCATTCTTTCAGTGACCCGGTCGGCACCATTAGGATAGTCGGGAGAACCGCGCCTTCCTTAAAAATGTAAAGGCGACGCTTTTCTTTGCAAGCTTGCGAATTATTTTTGCCGCTTCCGAATTTTGCATAGTGACACTTTGAGCAAATTAACTCTTTTCCGTCCCTTGTTCTGCCCGTCAAGCAGTCAAGCGAAGCGCAATCCGGAATGACGTCGGAGCCGTCGTATTCCTTTGAATAGTAGGCGCGTACATTGTGGAAGTACGCAATAACTCCTGATATTGACTTGACTACGTCTGGATTTTCGGGATCGTCGCCGGCGATCTCAAAAGCGAGCCCGCCGCCCGCTGGAATTTTCACCTTTTCTAAGGTGAGTTTGACTCCCTCGAACTCTTCGCTGAGGGCTTTGAGGTCTACTACGTTTGCAAGCGTGTTAATAACGCGAACCTCGACTGTTGCTACTGCGTTTTCTGTTGCCATAGCTACTTAAAATCTCCTTTTTTGTATTATCGTTTCGCCGAAAGGCGAATTGATGGCTTTTCATATATGGCGACAAGTCCGTCGAGCCATCCGGGGAGCGCGTCCCCATTCTGTTCCTTCAGCTCTTTGACCGTCGCTTGTAATGTGTTGGCGTTGACCGTAAAAAGGCTATCGTAACCATTGTCCTTTAAGGCGGTATATAGTTCGGTTTTGCGTTCGGGCCTTGGGCTTATCAGCTCTCTAACCGCCAGAGAGAAAGACGCGCCGGAATGCGTAAAATTTTGCACTTCGTCCTGCGTCATGGCTGCAATGAGGTCGCGTTCGGCCGTTTCAATCTTTTCGGTTAATCTTTTTACGGTGGCCTCCGCCTCGATCTTCCTATCGCGAAGTGCTTTATACTTGTCCGCAAGCTCAAAAATTTTATTTTCCACTTTTAAATTTCCTTTCTACGTCTTTTAGCGTTGTTTTGTAGTCGTCTACGATCATCTGCGCTACGTCGCCTTTGGTTTTTAACGCATCCATAATGCGCTCGTCCACCGTGTCCTTAGCGACGAGGTGATAATAGACGCACTTCTGCGTTTGTCCGATACGGTGTATCCGCGCTCTCGATTGTTCATAATTGGCGAAATTGAAGTCAAGGGAGTAAAAGACGGCGACGTGCGCGGCCGTAAGAGTCAAGCCCATAGAAGTAGTTGCGAGCTGACCGATGAAGGCCTTGATTTCCGCATTCTCTTGAAAGGCCTTGACCTGCGTATCGCGGTCTTTAACCTCGCCGTAAACGCAAGAGTATTTGACTTTCTTGGTTTCGAGAAGCGCGTTGATAGCTTTTATTTCCGCGATGAAACGGACAAATATTACTATTTTTTCGCCCTGCTCAAGGCATCTGTCGATTATATCTTCAAGCGCGGCGAGCTTAGAATTTGAAAGTTGCGTCGCGCGTTCATTGTCTACGCCGTCCGCCCGGATAAATCCGCCCGTAATCTGCGAGAAACGAAGAAGTTTGGTGAGGACGTTCCGTGTTGTGATAACACCGCCTGCCGCATCAGCAGCTGCCGCATCAGCAGCGAGCTCGGCATAACTCTGCGCCTCAATATTTTTGTAGATTTTGAGAGCGCGAGGCTCCAGCTCGACGGGCACAATTTCGTCAATTTTGTCGGGCAGCTCCACAGCATCGGCGAGGCGCACACGGTAGGCTATGCTACGAGCGCGTTGGGTGAGGTCGTCAAGATTTACATATCTGACTATTTGATGATTGCCATATCCGCCCAGGACCGCATAGCGGCTCCTAAAGGCGTAAAAGCTGGAGCCGAAGATTCCGGTGTCCAAAAATTTATATTGTGAAAAAAGGTCTATTGGAGAGTTGGTCACCGGCGTTCCGGTGAGTATCATCCGATATTTCGCTGACATTGCAAGTTTATGTAATGACTTTGAGGCCTTCGCCGCATGATTTTTGATTTTGGTTGACTCGTCGCAAATAATCATCTCCGGCGCCCATGCCCTGATTTCTTCTTCCATTCGCCACGCCGATTCATAGTTGACGACGGCAATCTGTAAGGCCTCCGCGTCGGACCTTTTGGCGAGGTCTTCGGCCTTCTGCTTGACAGAGCCGTCGAGGACTTTGAGGATATAATTATAATCGGCGAATTTGCAAAACTCGCTTTTCCATACCCCGGTTATAGAGAGCGGAGAAACAACGAGAAGGCGCTTAATGAGATTTGAGGCGTAGAGCGTACCGGCGATGGCTATAGCCGTGATGGTCTTGCCCGTGCCCATATCCATCAGGAGCGCCACGCCCTGCCCGCGGCGGTACGTTTCAAGGGAGAAGTTAAATGCCCTGATTTGATGATCATAGAGTTTCCCGTTGATACGCGGGCGAACGATAGGCTTCGCCTCGGCGAGTATCTTCGCTTTGGACGCCGGGGCCTCGTAGCCTTGTACGAGAAGGCCGAGGGAGCGAAGCGACTTGACCGAAAATTCATTGAGCGGGAGTTCCCATACTTTTGCATCGGCGTTGTAACGCCGGCCGGGGAGCTGCTTCAACTCCTCCTTGATATCGTAAGCGTCAAAAATATGTATTTTGTTCTCGACGACCGCGGCGCGTATCATTCCAGCCCCCAGTATTCATTTAGCCTTTTCTCATAGGCTTCTTGGCGCTCTGCCTCTTTTTCCTCTTCGCTTTTTAATCTGAAAACGCGGATTGGAAAATGAAGTTCTTCCTGTCCGTCGGGGAAAATATTAAAAAATACTTCGTCCTCGTCGTCTGTATTGTTCACCGACGAAACGTGAGCAAAACGATTTTTTGCGGCTACAAATAAAAGATTTAGACCTCGAAAAACGTGTATTTCTCGACGGTCGTAGCATGTTCCTAAGACGTCTTCAATTTGCAGCTCCTTTATTTCCTCGTTTACTTTTATCCGACGAATTTCCGCGTCGAGAAGCGCGAGAACACGCTCTAAAGCTATTGAAGATTTCATTCT